GGTGTCGCCGCCGATCTCGACGGTGATGCCTTTGATTCTATTCGCCATGCGGATTCCTCCTCCCTATTAAAATCTATCCATCATTTCCTGCGTCGCGACTTCCGGGTAGTCCCAGTCGTCGTTGCTCATTTCAGCGTACATGTCGTTGACCGTGCCGATGGTCAGCAGGTCAAGCTCCGAAATATGAAGCCCGATCTGCACGCAGCGCAAAAGAAAGAGCGGGGTAGTCATTTCCCGCTCTGTCGCGCGATGTTTTTTTTAGCGGATACCTGCTGCTCGGTATTGATGCCCCACAGCTCGATAATCTGCGGCAGCACCTCGTAAATCGAGAACGTGTTGAAGCCGTCCAGCCATTCCTCCGGCGTATCCGGAACGGCTGCATCCGCGTGCTTTGCCATCAGCCATGCGATGTTCTCGAACAGCTCCAGCGAGAATGTATCCAGACTGGAATTTTCCGAGTCGTTCTCGCTGATGCCTTTCTGAAGCTCATTCAGGTCGCGGTAGATGTCTCGGTGGAACTTGTTTCTGTAGAGGCGTGGAATCGCAGCCGATGCTCTGAATGTCACTGGCTGCCCGTCAATCGTGATAGTTTTCGTCACTGCCATCGTTTACTCCTCCTCTGTCGAATAGCTCATGTTTGCCTTTTCGCCGGACGAGGTGGTCGTGGTGTCGCTTGGCTCGTAGACTTTGTCGTACCAGGCGTTGTAAACCGCGTCCGTGGTGTTCGTGCCGGTCTTGACCTTCACGAGTCCAGAAGGCAGCGGCGATACGGTGATGGAAAGCGTGTCCGTCTGTACCTCGGTCGAGTCTTCCTTGGTCTGACCTGAAACGGACGGTCTCGTCGCGGAGCAGTAGTACATACAGTGGCGGATCTTTCGCTGGTCGCCGGAAAATTCGAATAGCAGCGCGAAATGCTCCGGCTCCACATCCTTGTTCTCGGCAATCACGCCGTTCGCGTCCTCGGTCTCGTGCATCACGTCGGTGAGGAAGCTCTCCGGGATGAGTGCCAGCTCAAAGTCGCCGGAATATCCGTTGTTGTTGCTGACCATGTAATAAACCGTGTCGTCGGCGTAGAACGGCTCGTTGTCGCCTTCCGCATCAAGAGAAAGTGAAACCGCACCGGGCATCGCCACGGGCGTTCCAAACGTGACGGTGCCGTCCTCGGCGAGCGTCGCAATGGCGTAGTGGCAGTTCTTCAGGCCGAACTTGACCTTGTTCTTCTTGGTAGTAGCCATAATCGTTAACCTCCAATAATCTGTGTTTGATAAAGCACCTCGTACATCTTTTCGTCCTCGATCCAGACCTCCGACTTCTCATAAGGCAATTCATGAGAAGTGAGAATGTTCTCGATTTTCGATTCGATGTCCGGGTTCTTCTTGTCTGTGTAAAGCTCGATGTTCAGCTCATCGATCCGTTCCCAGACCACGTTGTCTGCGAACAGGTTGTCCGTTCCCGGAAACAGGAAACAGATAAAAGGCGGGTCCGGTGATTCGCCTTCGGCAAAGTGGTCATAGGCGACAGGAGGACCGACTTCTTCGAGCATGGTTACAATTTCGTCGTAGCTCATAGGCATCATCCTTTCAGCTTGGATTCAATCTCGCGCACCAGCTTTTCGTTCCCAGCCTGTTCTGCCGGAGCGATATGCGGACGGGCAGCCACACGACCTCCGCCACGTTTAGTGTGACCGTGCTCTAGAAGGTGTGCAATCTGGTAGCGATTACGTGAATGCACCACCATGTCGATGGAGTCGGCACTTTCGCTTACAGTCTTGACCGACCACGACTTCTTGTACTTGCCGGTCCGCACGGGAGCGTTCGCCTGTATGTCCTTCCTGACGGACTTCGCTGTATCCTTCACTGCGTCCTTCATGTCGTCAGCGGCAAGGTCGGCGTATTCTTGCAGACCCTTCATAACCGCATCCCTGAGACCGTCAATTGATACTTTCTTGTTCATGAATTCTTCTCCAGTTTGCAGTTGAATTTCAGCGTGTTCTTCTTGTAGCCCATCGGGTTTACGTAGGTGATGTTGTAGACCTTGCCCTCGGCGAGAATCCGGTATTTCGTGGAAACAACCTCCGCAAGTTCCGAGCACCAGCGGCACGTGAAGTTAAGCGATTCCTCCGGATTGATGACCTCACCGGAAGTTTCCGAGCCGTAGGAGTCCGTGCCGACGGTCGCCCAGCACTTGAAGTAGTCCGTCCAAGTGGCGGTGTGGTTTCCGTACTTGTCCGATGTCACGGTGTTTTTCTGGAACGTGACCGGCACGCGCATGCTGGCGATCTTCATCAGAATCCCTCCTTACGCGCACCAAACAGCAGAGCCCGTAGCGTCAGGTTCAGCTGATTGTGATCTGCGTCCTCACGATGCTCGTAGAGGTACGCCACAGTGTAAAGGATGGCGATGCGCATGCGGATCAGGATTTTCTCCTCGCTCGATTCCCATTCCTCGTCGCTGTATCTTGCAATGTCCTGAACAGTCGCGGTAGCGGATGTTACGAGATTCTGGATCAGCTCGTCCTCATCGGAAGAACTGACTCGCAGATAGGTTTTTGCTTCTTCAAGCGTTACTTCCATGGGAATCCCTCCATAAAGAATCAGGCACCTCCGAAAGAACCAAAGATGCCTGCGAAATGATTAACGCTTTTATCAGCCCGCCGCCTTGACGGAAAGTCCGCGTACGGCTTCCGGCAGGATCAGCTTGCCGTCGACTCTTTCGGAGGCGAGGAATCCGATCTGCCCGTTTGCCGCGTAGAGCTCGGACAGTCTCTTGAAGCTACGTCCCTGACGGTCGGCAATCCAGTAATAGGAGAAGTCTCCGAATAGGATCGGTACATTGCCCGCCACCAGCTCCGGCGCATAAATCGAAGTGCGGTACGGACGGTTAAGGATGGTGTCCGGCTGACCAGCTACGACGCTCGGCTGCCAGATGTAGTTGCCGTTGCCGTCCTTGATTTTGCGCAGTGCCTTGACGGTGGAGTCGTTGAGAATCCAGACTGCGCGGTTACGATAGACAGAGCGCAGGCTGTGGAATACGTCCATGATTGCGTCAAAGGTGATGCTGGTATTGGCGATTTCGGTGGTTGCGCCGTCGGTCGCTTTGACCTTGGTGAAGACACCTTCCGGTTTCTTCTGACCGTCACCGACGAGGAATGCCTCCTCTTCGGCAGCGCCGATTCTGCGGGCGAACTCGGTGGAGATATAGTTCTCCAGATCGAATACGCTGTCGTTCATCAGTTCTTCGGATACCTTGATTGCGGTGCCCAGCTTGTAAGCTGAGAGGGTGATCTGGTCGAAGGTGTCGTCGGATTCCGGATAGAGTCCGTTCTCCTCCATCCATGAAGCGGTGCCGTGGGATGCGACAATCGGGATGGTATGCGTGCCGCTGTCGGTCTGAATGACGTGTGCGAGGGAGCGGAAGAAGTTCTCGTCGGTCAGTGCCTGCACAAGCGTTTTCTCATACTCATCCGGTACAAGGTATCCGCCGTTTGCATCAGTGCCGACTTCGAGAACGTTCTGTACGTCGTACCAGTTACGCTTACGAATGCTGTCCCAGAAAGCGGTTTTGTACGCCTTGCTGCCGATGCCCGGCTTGTCGTCCGGCTCGTCTTTGGCCCCCGGCTTTCCGATCAGCGGAGCAGACGTCGGCTGAGAGAGCATCTTGTCGATCTGCTCCTGCCGCTGCAGACGTTCGATATCGTGCGTTAGGTCGGTGACTTCTTTTTCCATCTTGTCATAGGTGGCCGCGTCCTCCGCGGACACGTTGCCGCCATTATCAGAGTGGGTGTCGAGAAAATTCTTCGCGGCATTCCACGCCTTGGCTCTGCGGTCCATGAGTTCCATAATCTTGGTCATAATATTTATCCTCCATTCATTAGTGGCTTAGAAGCGAGAGCCGCTTCTCAAGATCTGCGACCTTCACGGTCGGTTCTGTGTATTTTGGTTCGGGATTGCGTTTCGGTATCAGCTTCGAGAGTAGGGAGTCGGTCACCGCTTTTCGTGAGAAAAGCATGAGGGGTTCATCCGGATTTTTTTCCTCGGATTCTTCGTGACCGTCAGCGAAGAGTATCTCATCCGCGAATCCTAGCTTCTTGGCCTCCTTGGCGTTCATCCAGGTCTCGGCGTCCATGAGCTTGCTGATCTTGTTACGGGACAGGCCGGACTTAATCTCGTAGGCGTTCATGATGGATTCCTTGACCTCGGAGAGCATATCGATGGCTTTTTGCATTTCCTCGGAATCGCCAATAGCAATCGTCGCCGGATTATGAACCATCAGCATGGCCACGGGACTCATGCAGACCTTTGTACCAGCCATAGCGATAACGCTTGCCGCCGAGGCCGCGAGAGCGTCGATTTTGACGGTCACGTCATATGGGTAGTCCATCAGCATGTTGTAGATCTGGGCCGCCGCGAAGACGTCTCCGCCGGGACTGTTGATCCAGAGCGTGATGTTGCTCTCGCCAGCGTTCAACTCGTCCTTGAAGACCTGTGGCGTGACTTCGTCGCCGTACCAGGTCTCATCGGATATTTCCCCGTCGAGGTAGAGCGTGCGTTCGCTGCCAAAGCTGTCCGGCGTTTCGTTTCTGATCCATCGCCAGAATTTTCTTGTCATAGGGACTTTCTCCTTTCCCGGAGCCGGTTATCGGACTCCGATTGTTTCTGTGATTCTTCGTTCGAGTCTTGTTCTTCATCAGGTTCCTCCTCAGACTGTTCAGTCTGTGTCGACGCCGAGGCCGCAAAGATTCCGGCATCCTCGAGCTTGGTCATGTTGCCGTTGATGAGATACAGGTCGCCGCCTTTGTCCTCTGGAATGCGGTCGAGGTTTTCCAGCTCGCGGATATCGTTTGCTGACATCCAGCCGTTTTGCCTTGCCGTGGCGTAGCCGTTCATGCGGCTCTGGTAGTCGCCGCGGAGCAGTCCGTCCACGTTAAACTTAAAGAAGTAGTCCTTCTTCTCCTCGGGACGGAGCAGTGCTCTGCGCATGGACTGTTCCCAGCGGCTTACCCACGGATCGAGCGTGTACTTCACGAATTCCAGCGACTGCTGCTCGATATTGTTGTACGAGCTTTTATCCAGGTCGCCGATCATGTGCGGCGGAATCCGGAAGATACGCGCGATTTCGTCAATCTGGAACTTGCGCGTTTCTAAGAACTGCGCCTGTTCCGGAGAAATGCTGATCGGCGTGTATTTCATGCCTTCCTCAAGCACTGCGACTTTGTTGGAGTTCGACGAGCCACCGAAGGCGCTGTTCCAGCTTTCACGCACACGCTCCGGATCCTTGACCACGCCGGGATGCTCCAGAATGCCGCCGGGCGTCGCGCCGTTGGCGAAGAACTTACTGCCGTATTCCTCGGTCGCAATCGCAAGTCCGATGGCATTCTTGGCCATTGCAATTGGCGAATAACCGACTAAGCCATCAAAGCCGAGTCCGGGAACGTGAAGCACGTCCATTGGAGACAATCTCACGAGACTGCCTTTCATGGTGTGCGCCTCGTCGGTTGATGTCTGGTATTCGTAGTAGAGCTGGCCGTTTTCGTCGCGGTCGACGGTCATACGGTTCGGCATGAGCGGATAGAGTGTCATAACCTCGCCTTTACCGTTCCGGATAATCTGCGCGTAGGCATTGCCCCACAGCAATAAATGTGTCATGAGCGTTTCCCGGAATACGAAAGACGTCATCTCCGGGTTCGGTTCGTCGTGCAGCAGCTCATATAAAGGATGGTCGATTGCTTTTTCCTTCGAACCATTCTCGGTGTAGCGGTAAAGGTGAAGTGGCAGTCCGGCTATCGCTTCCGAGAGAATCCTCACGCACGAATAAACCGCCGTCATCTGCATGGCGGAGCGTTCGGTTACGGCTTTGCCACTTGTCGTTCCTCCGAAGAAGAAGCGGTAGCTGCTGCCAGCCGTCGAGTCTGTGGGAGCGTCGCGACCTCGGAACCATCTGTTGAATATGCTCATAACATTTCCTCCATTTGATTAAGGGCCTCCCGCAAAAGCAGAAAGCCCATGATTGCTATAAAGATCATTCATTTATCCTCGTTCAGATAAAAAGAATGCCACGGCTGTCATAGACAGAGGCAGTATTGTCGTTGCCGCAGCGGATCGCACGGTCGAGCGCCATGATCGTGGCGATTGCACCGTCAATCTTCTCGGTTGATTTCTCCTTGTCGGCCTTGATGTTCCCGGCAGGATCGGTGCGGATGAAGATGTTATCCATCATCCAGCGCAGAACCGGATGTCCGCCATGTGCGATACGCCTCTCCAGCACGAGCTTCATCAACTCTTTGGTCGGCGGGCTCATGTCCTTAAAACCTTGACCAAAGGGGACGACGGTGAAGCCCATGCCTTCGAGGTTCTGCACCATCTGCACAGCGCCCCATCGGTCAAAAGCTATCTCGCGGATATTAAACCGTTCGCCGAGGTTTTCGATGAACTTCTCGATGTAGCCGTAGTGAATGACGTTTCCCTCGGTCGTTTCGAGCACGCCGTGTTTCTGCCAGAGATCGTAGGGGACGTGATCGCGCCGAACGCGCAGGTCGAGCGTATCCTCCGGCACCCAGAAGTATGGGAGAACCGCATACTTGTCGTCCTCATCGAGCGGCGGGAATACCA